GTTTACCGGAATCGCAACAAATAGCTACGCACACGGCAGAGAGGTTACAGCCGTGGGATTTGCTTTAACTGGAACGGTTGGCGCGACTGTAGTCAATTGGGTTAAAACGTCTAACGACTTATACCCAGCAGCAGACGGTTATCGGCTTAAAGGTTCCGCAGTATATCAGGCGGCATAACAATTTTCACAATGGAATAATTGTGATGGAGACAAAACAAAATGGCATTAGAAAAGAAAACCTCGTTTGATTACGAGATACGGAGCGAGTTCAAGCACGTCCAAGAGCGCACCAAGACGAGTGTGATGGAGGACGGCAAAGAGCTTTCATATTCATACAGTCGGCGCGTCTTGTCGCCCGATGCAGATGTGTCCGCTGAATCGGACGAGGTGAAGGCGTTGGTAAATGCACTTTGGACTGATGAAGTCAAAGCGGCATACGCAGCGGCCCAATTTGTGGTAGCAGCGGCAGCACCGGCAGCGGAGGAATCAGAATGATCGAAGTAAACACAAAACCGAAGGCGGGACTCAACGTCTCGAAGTTAGCGATTAGCTTGAACAGTGCGGCAGAGTTCAACATGCAATTCTCCGTAGTGGGACGGGGTAAGTATACCGATTCCGAAGGCAAAGATGTGTGGGGCACCAATCCCATCGTCTCGACGCTTTTACGGGTGGACGGCGCGGCTTGGACTGACTGGGGCAAAACGCCGGGCCAAACCGATGCGGACTATATCGCCAATCTAGCACTCGCCCAGCTTGGGCTTGAGCGCGATGACACTGTTGTTGCGGTCGAGCAACCGGCAGCCGAGGAGGCATCTGCCGAAGAGACGGTTGAGGAAGAATCCGCCGAGTGAATTTTGACGATCTCAAAGTCATCTTCGCGAGCGGTGGGGGCATCTCATCGTTCTATCTGCATTTGAGTGAGATGGTTCAGATCGGAATAGGACTGATGACGATTGTTTATATTGGTTTGAAAATTAGGAAGCTAATAACGGAGAAATAACGATATGTTGAAGAGTAAAACAGTTTGGAGTGCGATTACGACCTGCGTTGGGACGATTGCGGCGATAGCCATGAACGAGATAAGCCTGGTGGAAGGCTTGCAGTTGATGGTACCGGCAATTTTGGCGATCTTCCTACGTCACGGTGTCCAGAAGACCCAGGACGCGGCTGAGGATGCCGCCGCAGCGGCGAGTAGCGTCACAACCCCCACCCCAAAGAAGAAAGTCGTTAAGAAGGCGAGCTAGGAGGCTTAAATGGCAGGACTCACCACCACCCAGACGTTCAGCGATGGTGACACAGTCACCGCTGCGAAGCTGAACAACATCGTCGCGAACTGTTCGATTGACGCGAATGCCGTCACCACGGCAAAGATCCTCAACTCGAATGTGACGCTTGCCAAAATGGCGACTGGCTCGGTGGACACCGGGCAGTTGGTGGCGGACTCCGTTGAGAACAGCAAGCTGGACGACATGGCGGCCAAGACGGTCAAAGCCAACGCGACCAACGCAAGTGCCAACCCGACCGATGTTGCGGTTGCCGCCAATAAGCTACTTGTTGGGACGAGTAACTCGATTAATGCGGTTGGTTTTACCACCGACCTGGAGTTGGATGCTTCTGATTCAGCGGCGGCGGACATTCGGGTAGCGGCAACTTTAATCGGAGGAAAAGCAAGTGTCACTGCTGACGAGTTGGATGAGTTACTCATCAAAGACGCAACTGACGGTGCGCTAAAGCGAGCCACCGTGAAGTCGGCGGTACAGTCCCAGGTTGCGTCTACTGGAGCAAGTGGTGCTTGTGCATTAGCCACAGCCGCTGAACTGATTGACCCGTCTGGTGCCGATGCGAACGATGTTGTTTCCGCCTCTACCGGATCGTCTATGCTGGTAAAAGCGTGGTGCAATTTCACCTCTAACATAGCGGCCAAAAATACTTCTCCGGTTGCCGGTCAAGTCACAGCGGTAACTTCATCAGCGTTCAACATAGCAGTTGGAGATCACACACTTGACGGGACAACTTCGACGGGAGGAGTACAGCAGACTGCGCTTGGAACTTATAAAGTTTATTTTACAACTCCGATGCCAAACACAAACTACATCGTGATCGGTAACGGATGGTTTGCAGGCGAAGACGAAAAAGCGGCAACGGTTGGCACAGTAACCAAAAATGTTGCTTACGTTACTATCACAACTGCCGCCGAGTGGACGGGTTACCCGAATGTCGGATATTTTCAACTTGCGGTATTTGGACTTGGATCATGACGCTCATCGATATAGCAACGTATGTCTGCAATCTGGTCAACAAAACGGATGACACATCCAAGATCCGGTGCAAAGAGTTCATACGTCAACATCATGAGAACGTCATCAACTCAGCGTTGTGGCGGGAGACGATTGACGTTGAGCAGGCCACGCTGCCGTTTGACGGTCGCCTGACGCAGATCATCCTGGACGATGGCGGAACCGGATACACCTCCGCACCCACTATATCTTTTACTGGTGGCGGTGGTAGTGGTGCTAGTGCTGGGAGTGAAATTGGCGGTGGCGCGGTTAGCAAGATTTACATCGTCAACCCGGGAACCGGGTACACATCTGCGCCGACAGTAGCATTTACCGGGGGAGCGGGCAGCGGGGCATCGGCAACTGCGATTGCGGACTCATTGGCGGACGAGATGGTTTGTCCTCAGAAGTTCGAGACGATTCTCGGCGTGAGTTACAACCAGCAGAACCTATTGCCGACCCAGTTGATCACGCAGTTCATGACCAACCCGGACAGTTTCAAAAGCGATGCCAACTCTGCTCAGTTTAGTGTTATTGATAGTTCGGGGATCAATTTTAATCCTAATTACGGGGCTATTGAATTTATGTCCAGCGACAGTTCGGACAACGGTAAGCAAATTACGATTATTGGCGAACTGGCGGGGCAGGAACTGACCATGCAGAAAGAGACCGTGACTCTGGCGAGTTCGGTTCTCACCACCGAGTCCTGGTCGGCAGTTCACTCACTCAGCAAAGAAACGACCACCGGATATGTCCAGGTGCGGAATCCGTCCGTTACGAGCGACTACTTCTTTTGGCCTGAGTGGGAGAACGTCAGCAAATTTCAAAGAGTAAAGTTTTTCGACCGGCCAAAGTATGATGCGAGTAGCCCGGTGAATCTGTACATCGTCGGCAAGAAGAAGATCCAGCCGATGGTCAGCGATTACGACACCCCGATGGTGGCGGGCATCGACAATGTGCTGATTCACTTTGCGACCGGCGACATGTTGAAACGGTCGCGGCAATTTGGTAAAGCGCAGTTGGAGATCCAGCAGGCGAATGCGTTGATGCAAGTGGCGCGTGACCAGGAGAACAATCAGAGTGCGAAGGAAGTCAGACTAATCCCCGATGTGTATGGGATGGGTTACACACGAAATGACTTCGGATTTTAAATCATGCCTGTCTACTATAACGATGGACTCGATGACCCGGTTCAATACGACCGGCAAGCGAGTTTCGTTGGTGGGCAGATAAGCAACTTCCGCGAGAACCTCCTCAACGAGTCCCAGGCGGAATCTCTCAAAGACCTGGACACCGAAAAGAACGGCATCCTGAAATCCCGGCGCGGGTTCCATCGGTTTGCGGATTTACTTGGTAGCACCTCCTCATCTACGAACACCCAAGGCTTGGCCTATTTCGATACGGACGCGAAAGAGTCACTGGTTGCGTTTGTTAACTCGAACATCTACGGGGTTGATTCGGGCGGGACGGTTACGACGATTGGATCGGCAAAAGCAAATAGTGCCACCGCCCAGGTGGACAACTGCCAGGTGGCGGACAAGTTGTTTTACGCGAGTCATGTCACAAACAACCGAGTCGGTCAGGTAAAGTGGACGGGTGCCGCGTGGGAAGTTATCGAAGTTCACGATGGCCCGACCAATTCCAAGTTTTTAGTTAACAACGGTTTTAGGATTTTCGCAGTTCAACCAAGCGACAACCAGGTTTATGTTTCAGACATTCTTCCGGGTGTGAGCGGTGGTGTTGATTCGCTGACCATCACCGGCGGAGGAACCGGCTATTCAGCAGGAACACTCAGTGCGACCGGCGGAGGAGGATCAAGTTTTGCTGGCACCTATACGGTGGACGCAGGTGTAATCAAAACCGTCACTATCACAAATGCGGGAACCGGTTACACATCTCTCCCAACGATTGTGCCGAGTGATTCGGGTGACGGTAACGCAGTCATCACCCCGGCGTTCACAACCGTCTTCCCGGCTGCCAACGCATTCAAAGTCGGACTCGGAGATCCGATCACCGGCATGGCGAGTTGGGTTGGGTTCAATGTGGTGGTGTTCTGCAAGAATAGTTGCTATGTCATCGACACCAACCCGGTGCCTGCGACTGCAAGCCCGACCATCCCGGCAGCAAGCACGTTCAAGATTCGCACCATCTCAACATCGAGTGGTTGCCTGAGTCATGGATCGATTGCCCAGGTGGGCGAGGATTTATATTATTTAAGTCGCACAGGTGTGAGGTCGATCAGACGCACGATGGAGGAGAACATGGTCGCATCCGATGTGGGCATAATCTCCTACCCGATCCAGGATGTGATCGATTCCATCAACTGGGCGCAGGCCGAAAAAGCGACAGCAACCTGGTGGAACGGACGTTACATTCTCAGCTTTCCGACTGGCGCA